CAACTGCGATTGACGGCGACCAAAGCGCCAGCATCTACGCTACCTGCTCATGGTCTGAGGGACAACCAACCGTTCCATACGCCGATCTGACAGAGGAAGAAGTCTTGGAATGGGTCTGGGCTTCTGGCGTTGATAAGGCCGCAACAGAGGCCGCTCTGGCCGCACAGATCAACGCTCAGAAGAATCCAGTTAGCGCAGCAGGGGTGCCCTGGTGATGGCTACCGTGGACGCTACGGATGCGCGGCTATCCACACATGAAGAAGTCTGTGCCCTTCGGTATGAGCAGATCAATGCGCGGCTCAAGCGCATTGAGGGCATCCTAATGAAAACCGCCGGGGTCATGATAGTCAGTATGACCGGAACCATCTTTGCCGCCGTCTGGATTGTGAGATAAAAATGGCTGAAGAATCTGCAAAAGGCGCGTTGATTGAGAAGATCACATTTGCAATTCTCCCGCTGCTTTTTAGCTGCGTTGTATACCTCATGTCGTCGCTATCAAATCTGAGCCACGAGGTGACGATCCTGAACAGCAAGATCAGCCTTGTGGTAACGAGCGACAACAAGCAGTCGGTTAACACTGGGGCAGAACTTGCCCGCGAGCGCCTGCGCCAAGATTTATCGGCTGAGATTCAGAAGAACCGCGACGACATCCAGTACAACCGCCAGAAAATTGCGGTCATTGAATCAAGGATGGAGAAGAGGCAATGATCGACCCAGTCACCGCCCTTGCAGCCATATCGTCGGCAGTTCAACTTGTCAAGAAGGTATCGAAGACCGTTGACGATGTGGCATCGCTTGGGCCGGTATTGGGCAAGTACTTTGACGCTAAAGAGCAAGCTATCGAGGTTGTCAAGCAGGCCAAGTCTGGCGGCTTCAAGGGATCTGCACTGGGCAAGGCACTTGAGCTGGAGATGGCGCTTGAGTCTGCTAGAGAGTTTGAAGAACAGGTAAAGATGTTGTTCTTCCAGAGCAACAAGATGGATGTCTGGATGCGGATCACGGCCCGCGCCAAGCAGATGGAAGCTGATGCTGCTCACGATGCGCGGCGCAAGAAGGAAGCAGCCAAGCGGCGTGAGGCCGAGATTGAAGAGGTAGTCATCCTTCTGATTGGCCTTGCTGTTGGTGGTGCTGCGATCGCAGTGACCATCTGGGCTGTAGTTAACGGGTTCAACTGGTAATGACTAGATCAGAACTTGAAATAATCATTAAGAAACGCGCCGCCATCACGGTGACGATCTTTGCCGCGCTGCTTGCGATTAACACGATGATCGGCAACAGCAACAGCTCCAAGGTGCTGACCAACACCATCGCGTCCAACAACCTATGGGCTTGGTATCAGGCCAAGAACGTGAGATCTGTTGTCTATGACGTAGCGGGCCGCGCAGACGCTGCCGCCAGGATGAAGATGGATATGGAAGACATCATGGAGAAGGCGCACGCGCTCGAAGAGGAGCGAGATAACGCCAAGAAGCGCAGCCCCTATTTCACGTTTGCCGGGTCTGCTTTGCAGATTGGCATCGTGCTTTCGACAGCAGCCATCCTGGCTGTGACCATGCCAATGTTCTGGGCCAGCGTCGCGGTTGGATCTGTTGGCGCTGCCCTGATGGCTTTTGCTTTATACGGAGTCTAAAAATGCTGACCCTTCTCTCGACTGTCGTGTCTTTCCTGATGGGCGGTCTGCCAAAGATCTTGGACTTTTTTCAAGACAAGTCAGACAAGAAGCATGAGCTTGAGCTGGCGAAGATGCAGACAGAGCGCGAATTGCAGATGCTGGAGCGCGGTTACGCTGCCCAGGCTCGCGTTGAGGAGATCAGGCTAGACCAGATCCAGGCCAATGCTGAGATGCAGGCGCAGCAGACGCTGATTCAGGCGCAGCAGGCTGAGATGCAGGCGATCTACGCGCACGACATGAGCCTCAACGAAGGCACATCGACTTGGATGAAGAACCTGCGTGCCAGCGTGCGGCCTGTCATCACTTATGGTTTCTTCTTCCTACTGGTGTTCATTGACGCCGGCCTTTTCTGGTACGGCTGGACGCGGGGTGTGGACTTCGCAACTCTGGCAGATATGCTGTGGGATGCAGAAACCGCGACTCTGTTTGCCTCCATCATCGCCTTCCACTTTGGTGGCCGAGCCTTCGGCAAATGAAAGTCTCTGATAAGTTAATTCAGATGATTAAGCACGACGAGGGCGTGCGGGTAAAGCCTTACCGATGCCCGGCGTTGATCTGGACTGTTGGCGTGGGCCATGTCATCGATCAGGCCCACATCAAGGTGCCGATAGAGGAGCGCAAAACGCTGCCTATCCCGTCGGGCTGGGACCGCACACTGTCGATGGATGAAGTCAATGCAATACTTGCTAAAGACCTTGAGACATTTGAGCGAGGTGTTCTACGACTCGCTCCTAATCTTGCTGGCCGTCAAGGTAAGTTCGACGCTTGTGTTTCTTTCAGCTTCAATGTAGGTCTGGGCAACTTCCAGCGCAGCACTATCAGGATGAAGATCCAGCGCGAGGAGTGGGACGCTGCGGCAGATTCCTTCTTGATGTGGACAAAAGCTGGCGGCAAGGAGCTGCCAGGTTTGGTGAAGCGTCGCAAGGGTGAGCGCGCCCTGTTTATGAGCAACTGACATGGCGATCAACTTCAATCAGCAGGTACAAACGCCAGCGCCTCCGAGTGTCGGATCGGCGCCGACTTTGTACGATCGCGCATATCACGATCAGAACAACAGCGCGATGAGAACATTCTTCATCAAGCTGGTTAACGCGCTGGCAACGATTGCTGGACCGCAGGGCGGCAAGTACTTAAACACTCCTTACGGCGCCTTCCAAGACGACACAGACCAAGCTGACGGATCAACCGCAGTCGCGTATTTTTTCCGATACAACACGACAGACTACTCGAACGGCATCAGCGTAGTCTCGCGCACCGCATCATTCACTGCATCAATCGCCACCACGGTAATGACGGTTTCGGCAGTCTCTGCCGGCGCGATCTATCCGTCAATGCAGATCAGCGGCACTGGCGTTACGGCTGGCACTAGGATCGTCGCGCAGCTAACGGGTACAACTGGCGGCACTGGGACATACACTGTATCCACATCGCAGATAGTCACATCGACTGCGATGACTGGCGATCTTCCGTCGAAGGTTGTCGTGGCTCAAGATGGCTTGTACAACATCCAATTTAGTGCGCAGTTCGTCAACACGACGAACGATGTTCAGGACATAAACATCTGGTTCCGTAAGAACGGAACTGACATCGCTGGATCAAATAGTCAATTCGGCATCAAGGCACGCCAGTCATCTGGATCAGCGAGCCGGTTGATCGCGGCGATGAACTTCTACATTGAGCTTGCTGAAAACGATTATTTTGAGATGATGTGGAGGGTGTCGAACTCTGGTGTATCGATGGAGCAATTCCCAGCAGTGACAGCGAGCGGATCAACTCCAGCGATCCCTGCGACTCCATCCATAATTCTGACTGTGACTTTTGTCTCTAACCGATCGGCGTGAAATCATGGCCTACATTCCTCTGAAGATCCCGCCTGGCGTGTACCGTAACGGGACGGAGTATCAGTCTGCTGGCCGGTACTTTGATGCTTCCCTTGTTCGCTGGTACGAAGGAACGATGCGACCTGTCGGTGGGTGGCGCAAGCGCAGCACATCGCAGATGACGGGATCGTGCCGAGGCTTCATCAATTGGCGCGACAACTCTGGAGATCGCTGGATCTCTGCCGGCACGCATTCCAAGCTGTACGCGATGAACGAGGGAGGGACTCTTAAGGACATCACTCCTACAGGCTTCACGGCTGGCAATGCCGATGCGATTGTGAAGACAGGTTACGGATACAGCACCTATGGCTCATACTCCTACGGAGTTGCGAGGCCAGATCTGACAAACATCACGGCGGCTACGACTTGGAGCCTTGACACATGGGGCGAGTATCTGGTCGGCTGCTCCAACGCCGATGGCAAGCTCTACGAGTGGCAGCTAGGCTTTTCCACCCCGACTCTGGCCGCTGCCATCACGAACGCGCCAACCAGCAATGAGGCTTTGCTTGTCACATCAGAGCGGTTTCTATTCGCGCTTGGCGCTGGTGGCAATCCTCGCAAGGTGCAATGGTGCGATCAGGAAAACAATACTGTCTGGACTCCGACCGCGACGAATCAGGCCGGTGACTTTGAGTTGGCGAGTGTTGGAAATCTCAGATGCGGTAAGCGCGTCAGAGGCATCAGCATCTTGTTCACTGACGTAGATGTCCACACCGCAACCTACATCGGTTTGCCTTACGTCTATTCGTTTGAGAAGATCGGATCTGCCTGCGGCGTGATTTCTTCGCAGTCCGTGGCGGCAATTGAGACTGCCGCGATCTGGATGTCAACATCCGGCTTCTGGATCTATGACGGATATGTCAAGCCTTTGCCTTGCGATGTCTCTGACTTCGTGTTTCAGGATCTCAACTTCTCCCAAGCGAGCAAGATCTACGCGGTCAACAACTCCAAGTATGGAGAGATCTGGTGGTTCTACCCGTCAAGCCAGTCCACGGAAAACGATTCATATGTCGTGTACAACTACCGCGAAGGACACTGGGCCATTGGCGATCTGTCTCGGACGGCTGGGACGGATCGAGGAGTCTTCGCCAACCCGCTGATGGTGTCTGCTGACGGGTACATCTACGAACATGAGGTGGGTTATGCATACGACTCTGCGACGCCTTTTGCAGAGTCTGGCCCGATTGAGCTGGGCAATGGCGATCAAACGATGTCGGTCTTGCAATTGGTGCCTGACGAGCAGACACTGGGAGAAGTGCAGGTGTCCTTTAAGGTCAGGAACTACCCCACATCAACTGAGACTACTTTCGGTCCTTACACCGCGAGCCAGCCAACGGATGTGCGTTTTTCTGGACGCCAGGTCAAGGTGCGCTACACAGGTGCTGTGCTTGATGATTGGCGTGTGGGTGTGCCGCGAATGGAGGCAGTAGCGGCAGGGAAGAGATGATTGATTCTGAGTTTGATCGGTGTTCTAAATGGCTGGAGGCGGCGTTAGAATACTCTGGAGGAACCCACGGAATTGAGGACATAGCGGAAGGCGTGAGAGAGGGCAGATTTCAATTCTGGCCTTCGCCGCGCGCCGCAGCGATTACCGAGATCATTGTCTACCCGCGACTGAAAGCTCTTAACTGGTTTTTGGCTGGCGGCGACCTAGATGACCTCAAAGCGATGCGACCTTTTGTCGAGCTTTGGGCGAAGCAGCAAGGTTGCAGCAGGTCAACTTTCTCAGGCCGGCGAGGCTGGGAAAGAACCTTTATCAAGGATGAAGGCTACGCGCCTAAATGGTTCGTAGTGAGCAAGGAGCTTTGAAGTGGCGACACGACTACCTTATCTTGTTGGCGAAGGCGACATCTACAGCCGGATCATGGGCCAGCAGGCCGCGCCATCCACAATGGGGAACTACTACGAGGGCTTCACTGGTGGCTATGACCCAGGACTGTATCGGCGTCGCAGGGATGCGTCGGCTGCTGCTGGTGCTGGATCTGGATCAGGTCTTCTTGACACTGGCGGCGGCGGTGGCGGTGATGTTGACGCATCTGGTGGGCAATCTGGTAATCCTGCTGATGCCATTGCGCTTGGGCAGGCATTGTCATCATATGGTGGACTCCTTGGTGGTCTAGTACCTGGCGGCTTCTTGGCTGGCTTGCTGGGCAAAGGTCTTACATCTTCTGGCATTACTGCTCTGGGAGAGATGGAGGCAAAGGCTGCTGCCGCAGCCACAGAGGCCGCTGCTGAGGCGGCAGCAGCAGAGGCGGCAGGATCAAGAGGCGCAAGCGCAGCAGAACAAGCAGCGATCAATGATGCTATTGCAGCCGCAGAGGCCGCCGCTGCGCAAGACGCTGCCGCAGCCGCGCAAGGCGCCACGGCGGCAGAGGCGGCTGCTATAGCTGATGCTATCGCTGCCGCAGAGGCTAATGCTGCGGCAGCTGGTGACTTGAGTGGCATCACCGCCGCTGATGTCGCCGCCGCGAATGCTGCTATTGGTGATATCGCCGGCATCACTGGCGCTGATGTGGCATCTGCTGCCGATGCAGCCGCTGCTGCTGGTGATTTGGGTGGGATGCTTGGGTCAGATATAGCGGCTGCCGCCGATGCAGCCGCTGCTGCTGACGCTGCCGCTGCTGGTTATGGCGCCGCCGATGCTGTTGGTGCGTCGGGATTTGGCGATACGGGTGCGTTTGGCTCTACTGATGCTGCTGCCTCTGCTGGCGACTTAGGCGGCATGGGTGCTGGTGATATTGGCGGTGGCGGCGGTGGCGGTGGAGGAAAAATCATCTGCACAAAGCTCCACGACTTGGGGTTGATGCCGCGAGAAATCTACGAGGCAGATCAAGCGTTTGGCGCCTTGCTGGTGGCGCAGAGTCCTGAGACGTATGCAGGATATGTCATCTGGGCAAAGCACATCGTTAAATGGATGGAGCGCGAAGACTGGTTTGGCGCATTTGTTCGTCGCGCTGCGTACGCGATCGCTACGCCTTGGTCTGTTGCAATGGCGCAAGAGATGGGATTGCCCGTTAAGAGTTCATGGGCTGGCAGAGCATTGCTTAAAAACGGCCTGCGCGTATGCCAATTCATTGGCAAAATGAATCAAGTTCGAGGAGTTCAAAATGTCTAAAGGTGGTGGAAGCCAAACGGTTACGCAGCAGATCGACCCAGCGATCCGCGAGGCGTATCTTGCCAACCTTGAGCAGGCTCAAGGCGTCGCTGCGTCACTGCCTGCCCGCCAGTTCGCTGGTGTTACTCCTCTGTACGAAGCCGGCGAAAGGCAGCTCACAAACCTAGGGCTGACTCCGTTCAACCCAGATGAGATTGCCGCCTTCCAGAATCCTTACGAGCAGCAGGTGGTGCAGCAATCGCTCAATGACATTGAGCAGCAGCGCCAGATGGCTCAGGCGCAAGAAGCGCAACGCGCCACAGCGGCGCGAGCTTTTGGCGGCAGTCGGCAGGGCGTTGCGCAGTCGCTGACCAACGAGGCCGCATTGCAGCAGGCCGCTCGCACTAGCGCACTGCTGCGCCAGCAAGGCTTTGGGCAGGCGGCGCAACTGGCGCAGCAGGCTCGGCAGATTGGCCGTCAGGGTGCGATGGATGTGATCGGTTTGGGTGGTGCCCGCCAGCAGTTGCAGCAGCAGCAGATGGATGCGCTGCGCAACATTGGCATTGAGCGCCTCGGCATCTCGCAGGGCGCATTGAGCGGTCAGCTACCGAACCTCGGGATGACCCAGACAACACCGATGTACCGCAACACTGGCTCTAGTATCCTTGGCGGTGCATTGGCTGGATCGCAGATCGGTGCTGGCATTACGGGTTTGGGTGCTGGCTACGGCGCTGGCCTTGGCGCATTGCTGGGCCTT